CTCTCAGTAAGCCCTGCTTACGCTGAAGACCCAAAGGTATCTAATACGTCATCGCCAGTTGCTGCCGCAACAGGAAACGTGACTAATCAGGCTGTGCAGTTCCAAAACAATGGAGCACCTAGCCGACAATATTTTGTTAACGGCAACAGCTGTAACGGAACAACTATGACATTCCAACCCTTTTACATGGGTGGTGATGTTCATACTGAGTCCTATCAGCGTACAAGTAACTTCGGCGTTCAGGTTGGATTGTCAGTACCTCTTGATGGGGGCATGGTTGAAACCTGCAAGCAAATAGCTAGACGCCATGAACAGAAGATGCGTTTGGACTACGAACTAGTCCGTGCACTTAAATGTACAGAGATTATGAAAGCAGGGTTTACCTTTCGACCAGGAAGTCGAGTAGAGGTCCTGTGTAATGACATCGTACCGATCGTATCGCTTACAAATAACAAATCCGACAAGTAATGCTTGAAGCAACAGTGACGCTTGTCATCGCTGCAATTGCTGGCGGTGCAGCTTTAAATAACAGATTACATCAAAGAGTTAATAACGTGCACGACCGTATTAGTGGTCTTGATCGACGTATTGACGCCATCGAACTAGGGGTTGCTACTGACTACGTGTCAAAGGCAGACCTTTCGGTCATGACTAAGCGGATGGAAGATCACATGATCCGCATTGAAAACAAATTAGATCAAATTGTATTGAGGAATAGTTAATGGCACCAAAGTACAACCCTGCAGCTCCGCCTAAAAAAGTGCGGACAGACAAACCTGGAGATTCACCAAAGAATTTTCAAAATCCGTTTAGGACACCTTTGGCACATAAAAAACTTAAAAGCGAACAAAAAGGATTCAACGTTTAGATTAAAAATGGCAGCTAAAAAGAACTGGCCATCAATTCGTAATGGCAAGCCAGCAACATCTACACCTGTTAAATATTATCCAGGTTTAGGTTACGCACCAATCCGCAAGGCTAAAAAACGTAAAAAATCAAAAAACAGTAAATTAAAAATCGCGTAATTATGTCCTACCAACTAGTAGACAACATCCGTGGCAAAGTACTTCAAGAATTGCCAACAAAAGAAGCAGCTGAAAAAGCTCTTAGCCGTGTGTCAAGTGAATCTGACGTATCCATTGTAGAGCCAGTTAAAAAGACCACAACTAAAAAGAAGGTGGCTGATGTCAAAAAAGAAAGCGACTGAAGATCAGTTTAACGAACTGCATAACTTAGTAACCAAAGAGTTTCTTGCACGAATTAAATCTGGGGAAGCTACTACACAAGATCTAAAGGCTGCCTGTGATTGGCTAAAAACCAATGACATTAGTGGTGTTGCTTATGACGGTAACCCGTTGTCCAAGCTAGCCAGCGTTATGCCTGAGATCGATCCTGAACTTGTACAAACCAGACTCTATGGCAAGCGGTAAAACATCTCAGTATTACAAGAAAAACCCTGCTGCAAAACAGCGTCGTCTGAAGCAACAGGCTAAATATAACAAGACTAAGAAAGGGTTAAAGATCCGAACTGACGCTAATAAGCTAAATCGGAAACTTGGTACTTATGGCAATGGTGATGGCAAAGACGCCTCACATACAGGTCCAAATAAAGGGAAGTTAGAGAAATCCTCTACTAACCGACGACGACCGCGCCTAAAAATCAAGTACGCATGACCCCCTTACTTCCAACTCCTGATCATTACCTTAACAACCTAATAACCATGACATCCTCTGAAGCAAAGCGTCTTTGGAGGCGCAGCATCAAAGAGCATTTCGGCTGTACATGTGTTTATTGCGGAGCAACCTATGAATTACACGAACTTACTTTGGATCACGTTCATCCTCGCACCTATGGCGGTGAGGATATTACCAGCAATCTGGTATGCGCTTGTACCTCATGTAATCAGGACAAAGGAAGTACCTATTGGCGCTCTTGGATGAGAGATCGCTTCGGAGAAAACCTACTTAGGGAAGAGTTGATTCTTTCCCACATCACATAACCAATCTATCCACATATGGATTAGCGCCTCCGCAAGGGGGCTTTTTTTATGGCTGACCATTTACCTAAGAAACTATTAAACAAATTACAAGTATTACAAGATCAACTACAGGATGTAATTGATTTACCAACTGGTAAAAAGCAATCAATTGCTAGTAAAAAGCTCATGGGTGCTGAGCTATATCGGATAATGGATGAGTTGCAGCAACATCCACAGGCATTTCTATCCGGCATTGAACCTGCAGACATGGATGATCCGGCATCTATTAAGAAATTTCTATACAGAATGCAGCAAGGTGGCCGTAAAGCAAGAGACACATTAAATACAGTACCTTCAAAACTTTCACCACTCTTTAATCAACACCACGGTGCTTTCGGATTAGCAGGTGTAAGGTCTGCATATAAAGGGTTGAATATTAATGAATCAATTGATCAAGGATTAAGAATTCGAGATTTTACTGGGACAAAACCCGGTTCTCATAACCAAAATCTTTTTGAAATCCTAAGTAGAGATGATGTCCACAAAGGAGCTGGGCACGGTGGTAATTTTAATGATCCCTTACAAAGATTAAACATTAACCCTGGTGTTGATTTTGAAGGAATGAAATCTGAGCTTGAAAGAGTATATGACCTGAATATGGGTAGGTCCAATAAAGCTGCTGAACTTACAAAAACATCTGGCATTCCTGATTTTTTAGATTCACTTAAAATCATTGGAGAGATGGATCCAAATATAGATCTATCACAAGGAAAAGTTACTGAAGAAACAGCTGCTCAATCTAGATCTGCTATTAGCAAAGGAACTAAAGCGTTAAAAGCAGCAACAGGTCTTGATGCTTCAACACCAAAGTCATTTTTACAGATCTTGCAAGATAATTATGCTAGAAGCCAAGTTGACGAATTAGTTGCTGCTGCTAATAATCCACTGGCAAGACGCATGTCAGGTTTATTACCAGTCCTTGGTACAACGTTTGGTGCTACTCTTATGGATAAAGTAGCAGAAGATAGGGATAAAGAAATCAAAGATAATCCCAACGATGCCTCCTTGAAAGTAAATAAAGCACTAGATCAAATCTCAGGCTGGGGTGATCGAACAAGTATGGCTGGAATGGGCCTATTAATGGGTGGTGATATGGCATCCTTAGCTGGTATTCCAGTAATGGCAGCAGGAGAAGCTACTTCTCTCACCTCTGGTCTTGGAAGTTTGGCTATTGATGCAGCTAGACAAGTGCCTAAATCACTTTCTGCATTACAAGACAAGGCTATAGAAATGAAAAAAAGCGTAGCTCATAAAAACAACCCTAATGACTACGGTATTACTGAAGCACTACGTATTAACGGACCCAATCAGCTGAAGATCTTTGCTGATCTCCAAGGTGCATTGCGTCTAGGTAGTAGATAAATATGACAAACGTCTTAGAGGCGTTACAGGACGATTTCAAGCTGTTTCTACAAGCACTGTGGCAGCAGCTTGACCTTCCTTCGCCTACACGCGCACAATACGCAATCGCTGACTATCTACAACACGGTCCTAAACGTCTACAGATCCAAGCTTTCCGAGGAGTCGGCAAAAGCTGGATTACTGGCGCATTCGTGTTGTGGACACTGTTCAACAATTCAGAAAAGAAGATCATGATTATCTCCGCGTCTAAAGAACGTGCAGATAACATGTCAATCTTTCTACAAAAACTAATTATTGAGACGCCTTGGCTGTCTCACCTACAACCTAAATCAGATGATAGTCGCTGGAGTCGTATTAGCTTTGATGTTAATTGTAGTCCTCACCAGGCCCCCTCAGTCAAATCAGTAGGTATTACTGGTCAGCTGACGGGTAGTCGTGCAGATCTCATGATTCTGGACGACATCGAGGTACCAGGCAACAGTCTCACGGAAATGATGAGGGAGAAGCTTCTACAACTTTGTACTGAAGCTGAATCCATCTTGACACCTAAAGATGATAGTCGAATCATGTACCTCGGTACACCTCAGACGGTCTTTACGGTCTACAGGAAGCTCGCAGAACGTAACTACAGACCCTTTGTTTGGCCAGCTAGGTATCCACGTAAATTAGCTAATTACGAAGGTCTACTTGCGCCTCAACTACAAGAAGACATTGAACAAGGTGCTGATAAATGGCAAGTAACTGATCCAGATAGATTTAATGAAGATGATCTTATCGAGCGTGAAGCGGCAATGGGCCGAT